CGTCAATTTTTTCAAGTGATATGGCAATTGGTTTATATGTTGCCAGACGTGCAGGCATAGGAATCAATGCAGGACGGATTAGAGGCATAAATTCAAAAATTAGAGGAGGAGAAGTACAACACACAGGAGTTGTTCCGTTCCTAAAAAAATTCGAATCAACTGTAAGATGTTGTACACAAAATGGAGTGCGTGGCGGAAATGCAACGGTACACTTCCCAATATGGCATCAAGAGATTGAAGACATACTTGTATTAAAAAATAATAAAGGCACAGAAGACAACAGAGTAAGACGTATGGACTACTCAATACAGATATCTAAATTGTTCTATGAAAGATTTATTAATGAAGAAGATATCACTTTGTTTTCACCTCATGAAGTACCAGGATTGTATGATGCATTTGGAACAGACAAATTTGATGCTTTATATAAAAAATATGAAAAAGACGAATCTATTCCACGTAAAACAATTGGTGCACAAGAACTTTTCTTTGACTTATTAAAAGAAAGAGCAGAGACAGGTAGAATTTATATTATGAATATGGACCATGCAAACAGTCACAGTTCATTTAAAGACAAAGTGTCTATGAGTAATTTGTGTCAAGAAATTACATTGCCTACAACACCTATACAAGGCATTGATGATGACAAAGGTGAAATTGCATTGTGTATTTTAAGTGCAATTAATGTAGGACAATTAAACAATTTAGACAGTTTAGAAAACTTATGTGATTTAGCAGTACGTTCATTAGATGAAGTAATTGATTATCAAGACTATCCAGTGAAAGCGGCAGAAGTAAGCACCAAATCGAGACGTAGTTTAGGAATAGGTTATATTGGTTTAGCACACTATCTTGCAAAACAAGGTTACAAATATTCAGATAAAGGTGCTTGGGAGTCAGTAGATAGATTAACAGAAGCATTTCAATATTATCTATTAAGAGCATCATGTGACCTTGCACAGGAAAAAGGCAAGTGTGATGGTTTTGATAGAACCAAATATGCAGATGGTTTATTGCCAATTGATCACTACAAAAAAGAAGTTGATGAAATTGTGCCACACAAACAACGTATGGCATGGGAAAGTTTAAGAAAAGATATTGGAAAACATGGCTTAAGACACTCAACATTGTCAGCACAAATGCCATCAGAAAGTTCTTCCGTTGTTAGTAATGAAACTAACGGCATTGAACCACCAAGAGCATTACTGTCAATTAAGAAAAGTAAAAAAGGTCCACTAAAACAAATTGTTCCAGGATTTCCTAAACTAAAAAATGATTATACTTTACTTTGGGATATGCCTAATAATGATGGTTATATAAAAGTTGTGTCAATGATGCAGAAGTATTTTGACCAAGCCATATCAGGCAACTGGAGTTACAATCCTTTGCAGTATGAGAACAATGAAGTGCCTATTTCAGCAATGGCTCAGGATATGTTGTCAGCATACAAATATGGTTGGAAAACTTCTTACTATCAAAACACATATGATTTCAAAGGCGAAGAAGAAGATGTGCAACCATCAGGAGTTGCAATGGAAGAACATTATGAAGTTAATAGTGAATCCGTAAATGGTGAAGCACCATTAAATGGTCATTTAAATGGTCATCATGTAAATGGTGAAGCAAAAATGGAAACGGCAAAAGCAGAAGACGAAGACGGTGAATGTGAAGCCTGCACAATTTAGATTGACTAAATCAAAAAATAAAGGTATAATAGATAATTAATACGTTATGGCGAAAACAGTATTCAATAGAGAAGATATAGACTTTACAAAGGAACCCATGTTCTTTGGTGCAGATCAAAATGTACAAAGATATGATGTGTTCAAATATCCTCAGTTTGACAAATTAAATCAAACAATGCTAGGATATTTTTGGAGAGCAGAAGAAGTATCTTTACAAAAAGACAGAGCAGATTATCAATCATTTAGACCAGAACAAAAACACATTTTTACATCTAATTTGAAATATCAAACATTGTTAGATTCCGTGCAAGGTAGAGGACCATGTTTATCCTTTTTGCCTTATTGCTCTAATCCAGAATTAGAAGGCTGTATTGTTACTTGGGACTTTTTTGAAACAATACACTCAAGAGCATATACACACATAATGAAGAATGTATACTCTGATCCTTCGGAAGTGTTTGATACAATTTTAGATGATAAAGAAATTTTAAAAAGAGCAGTATCAGTTACACAAAATTATGATAAGTTTAGCGAATTGGCACAAGACTATGTTGTAAAAGGAAAAGGCGATATAATGGATGTAAAAAAAGCATTGTATCTTGCAATGATTAATGTTAACCTATTAGAAGGTTTAAGATTTTATGTTTCATTTGCTTGTACTTTTGCGTTTGGTGAATTGAAACTTATGGAAGGTTCAGCAAAGATACTTTCGTTAATTGCTAGAGATGAAGCAACACACTTGAACTTGTCCACACACGTGGTCAAAGCATGGCAAAAAGGTGATGACAAAGATATGACAAAAGTGATGAAAGGTTTAGACAAGACAGTAATTGATATGTTTAAAAAATGTGTTGAAGAAGAAAAAGCATGGGCAAAACATTTGTTCAAAGATGGGTCAATAATTGGACTTAACGAAAAATTACTAGGTCAATATGTAGAGTGGATCGCAAACAAAAGATTGAGAGCATTAGGCTTTGATCCAATCTATGATGTGCCAGCATCACAAAACCCATTACCATGGACACAGCATTGGTTATCATCAAAAGGTCTACAAGTAGCACCACAAGAAACAGAAGTAGAATCATATCTAATTGGTGGTGTTAAACAAGATGTTCAAAAAGGACAGTTTAAAAAGTTTTCATTATAATGCCAATAGACTATTCAGAACTTAACGGTTTAGAAGTTTTATTACTTCTACTCTCCGGCAGAGACGGTTACTTCCTTTGGGGCATAATTGGTTTTGCTTTACTAGTCGTCATAATCAGTCATTACGTTGATAAGAACGATGAAGTAGGAAAAGTTATCGATCATACAGATCAAAGAACAAATATGTAATTGACAAATTCCTTTTTAGGAGTTACAATACACTATGGCAAAATATAATTTACTTTGCACAAATGATCATACTTTTGAAGGTTGGTTTGCATCTGAAAAAGACTATTTGCAACAAAAAAAGAAAAAGATGATTGCTTGTCCAATGTGTGATGACACACAAATACGAAGAGCATTGATGGCTCCAAATATTAATACGAAGTCTATGCGAAAAGGAAATACAGCATTTTTTAATGGCAGAGCCGCAGTTAAGCATCTACGCAGTTGGATATCTCAAAACTGTGAAAATGTGGGTGAACGTTTTGCTACCGAATGCCGGAAAGCAGAGGCTGGTGAACGTGATGACCATATATACGGTACAGCAACTGATAAAGAAATTAAAGAACTACACAACGAAGGAATAGGAGTAATAGAGGTACCAGATGTCAAAGACAATTGAAACAATAGTATGGAGCAAAATGCAATGTCCTTATTGCGACATGGCTAAATCATTATTAAAACAAAAAAATATTGAGTTTGAAGAAAGAAAAATAGGTTCTGGTTGGACAATAGAACAACTTTTGGAATCTGTGCCAAATGTCAGAAGTGTGCCACAAATAATATTGGACGGTAAGTACATAGGTGGTTACACAGAACTTAAGGCACATTTTGATAAAGAAGGAAAATAATGTTGATAGAAAAAAATATAAGTGAAAATTCAATAGTGGCAATCAAAGTATCAACAGGAGAAGAAATGATTGCAAAATTAATATCACAAGATGAAGATTCAATAAAAGTAAAAAAACCAATGGCTTTCGTTAGAATGCAACAGAGCATGGGTCTTATGCCGTGGATGGCAACACCTGAGCCTGATGCAGAATTAACTATAGATAAAAAATTTGTAATGGTTATTACCACTTGCGAAAAAACACTAGCAAATCAATACGTTGAAACTACTTCAGGAATAAAATTAGCAAAAACTAATTTAAATGTCTAAATTAATACTTACAGATTGCGACGGAGTCTTGTTGCAATGGGAAGACGCTTTTCATAGATGGATGCAAATAAATGGCTTTGAACAAATAGGCAAAGGTCATTATAATATTGACATGATGTATCATCTTCCACAAGGATTTAGCACAACACTAATTAAGATATTCAATGAATCTGCTTGGATGGGTTATTTAGAACCTGTACCTGGCAGTGTTGAAACAGTCAAGAAATTGGCTGAAGAAGGGTACAAATTCACTGTTGTTACCAGTCAATCCACCGATACCGTAGCAAACAAACTGCGGAAGCGAAATTTAATAGAACACTTTGGTGATGTTTTTGAAGATTTTGTATTTTTGGATACTGGGCAAGGCAAAAGGGAGGCTTTATCAAAATGGAAAAGTTCAAATATGTTTTGGATTGAAGATAAGCCAGAAAATGCCTTTGCAGGTGCCACAGTAGGTTTGGTAGCATTACTACTTGACCTTCCACACAATGCAGGCTATAATAGTGATAATAAACTACCTGTCAGGAGAGTAATGAATTGGCAGGAAATTTATAACGTTATAAAGGAGAAGAAGCATGGCAACACATGACGAAATCAAACAAGCCTACGAGGCTTACATCTCAGAGTCAGAAGCATTCGAAACTAAAGGTGTTAAAGCCGCGGCGGCGAGAGCCAGAAAAGCATTAGGCTTACTAGGCAAAGCGACAAAAGTAAGAAGAAAAGAAATACAAGAGAAGAAAAACTCAATGTAATCTTCAATCTCAAAGGGTGTTTAGGCACCCTTTGATTTCCCTTAAAATAATAAAAATTTAATAAATATTGGCATATGGAAAGTACAGGAAAAATAAAATGGTACAACTCTGCTAAAGGGTTTGGGTTCATCACTCCAGACAATGGCGGAAAAGACGTGTTTGTTCATGTGTCGGCGCTTAAGGCATCCAACCTAAAAGAGCTCACAGATGGTCAGGCTATATCTTATGAATTGGTCGAATTCAGAGGTAGAGAAGTGGCATCAAATCTAAAACTAATAGAAGTAGACGGCAACAAGTTATAATCTCCAGTTGACATTTCTGAAAAAGTATGTTTTAATGATACTATCGTTATGATTAAAACAACTAAAAACAAAATAGTAATATCAGATTTTCAACACTATTGGAAATCAGCAACCAAACACGGTCATGAATTTACTTTTGCTCATGGTAAAAATTTTAAAGATGCAAAGGTATTCACTGTGGAAGTAAAACATTCTGATAAGGTCAGAAATGCAGATGGTCGTTGGTCTCCAGTCAAAATCAAATAACTTGACATTTCAACCTAAATCAGTTTAAATACACTGTAGACGTTGAAGTGTGTGGAATAAACATTTAGGACGTCGGGGCAGTACCGACCACCTCCACCAAATCGTTCACGCAAAACACATTCTGGTGTGTGCTTTACGGGGGTGATATAGGTTCGACTAGTTGTATAAAGACACGTGGAGTTTACCGGGTGATTGCGTTATTGATCAAACTTATAAATGCAAAAGCATTTAAACCAGAAGTGACAGTTCCAGTCAGCATATTCGCTGATGCGGAATTGGTTGCCGCCTAATAATCGGCCACTTGGCGGAGAAGACTAGCCGGGCAACAGAAGTAGTCAGGTGTGGGGGTTTCGGCCCCTACACTATAACCGTTTAGTAATCTTATTACCGCAATATAATGTTTTATCTTTTACCTGTATCAATCTAAATAATTGGTAGGAGATGCGATATGCGTACAGTAAAACAAAAGTCTTACTGGGCCAGGCTGAAAAAGAAGGCACCTAAAGTTCCAGATTACACTTGTCCTACCATAGACGATGTGCTGGTAAGAATAGAAAAGTTTCAAAATAAAAACAAGGTAATCTCAGATTACCAGTGGAAACTTATAAAAAGAAGAATGGAGCAACTGAGAACAGATAATGATAGACTGCGTGAAAGTGGAATATACTGGTATGACGTTGCTAAAAAAGAATTAAAATAAATACAGTATGTGGAAGTTTTTAATAGTAATTTGTGTATTAGGAAATCCATGCGTTTTGATGGAGGAAGATCCATTGAAGTTTTACAAAACTGAAAGCGAGTGTATGGCAAATGCATCAGCAAAACACAGTGATATAACGACTACATTCAAAGAATATGGCTACCATATTGAAAACTCACATTTTGATTGCTCACAAGAGAAAAATAGCATATAAAAGTCAATAAAATAGCGGTAAATTTACTCTTGATTTAATCCCCCAAATAATGTAAAATAAAAGGACTATGGGAAGGTTACAGTCTAAAATAATTGATGCCTCTAAACAAAAGCCATCTACTGGCGATAAAGCAAAAGCCATATTAATCAAGATTTTAATAGGTGCTTTAGTTATTGGTGGAGCATATGGCTTTGGTACATTCAAACCTAATCCTTGGGTGGTAAAAAGTATTCAACAAGAAGAAGATAAAAAGATGGTTGAACTTGCAAAAGAATTTGGTTTGCACGAACCAGACTTTGTATTCACAAATAATGCTGAATTTGTTACGTCTATGAACAAGTGTATAGATTATTTAAACTGGACTACTGCTTCAGATCAAAGAGTGCCAAGAGACATTATAGTTGCAATGGCTATTGTTGAATCTGCTTATGGTACAAGTAGATTTGCAACAGAAGGTAATGCACTATTTGGTGTAAGAACTTGGGATTTGAAAAATGTGGCACACATGAAACCTTTAGCAATACCTAATGCTAAATTTGGAGTTAAAAAATATAAATCCAAATGTGGCAGTGTAGCAGATGTAATTGATATTTTAAATAGGCATCCTGCTTATGAAGAATTTAGAATAGAAAGATCCAAGCAGTTAGATTCAGGTAATATTAATTACAACACTTTGGTAAATGGATTGAAGGCTTGGAGTACCAATGACCAATATTCAGTAATTATATTGGACAAAATTAAATCTTTACAAACCAAAAAGTAATTTGACAATCAGACATAATTAATGTAGTATTATAACATGGGATTTATACAATTGAAGTTACCTAAAAGATTAAAAAAATTATTACCTAATACTTCTTCTTTGCGTAAGGCAAGAGAAGATTATAAACAATGGTTAAAAGAAAGAGGATTAGATAAACTAAAACCTCGTAAGCGGACAGGCACATTTAAGTTTGATCCTGGTGAAGAAAGAACAGGTGTACCACTAGGAAACAAGATTCCAGTT